GGTCTTTTACGTATTCCTCTACGAATCGGGGAATCCGTTTTGATCGGAAGTTGGCTTGTGCGTTCATGCCCGCATCTTACCCCCTATAAGCAACCACGAGCAACCACAACAAGCGCGAAATTATTAACCGGATTTTCGGTTACTTACCCCGAGCGTTCGGGTAATCCTAAGTCCTTGATTTATATAGCTTTTCTACCTCTTTCTATCTCTTAACTCTAATTTTCTTAAATTAAAAATGTAATACATGCAATAAGATACATATAAGTACGTACTTGCCTTATACAATCTTGCGCCAAAATTTTAGAATAGGCGAAAGGGGCCATTTTAGTTAAATTGCCTTATGCGTCTAAGTTTTTGGGCATATACGTACATAACCGGATTTACCCTTTCATACTCGTATAAGTAAATTACCTTATGCGTCTAAGTTTTTCCGGCCCTCTTGCTTTACCTGTTCGCATGAGGTAAGCTATCGGCAACTAAACGAAAGGGGCTACGATGAAATTTGAACCAATCACAAGGGCTGAGGCCGCCGCGCAGGGCCGGAAGCGTTTTTACACGGGCGAGCCCTGCAAATACGGCCACGATGCGCAACGCTTCGTCACGACGGGGGCGTGCATTGCCTGCAACGCGGCTCGTTCGAAACTGTTCTCGAAGGCAATCGCAAATAACGGCAAGGCGTTTTCGTACTTCCTGCACCCCGACGACGTGGCCGCCGCGCTGGCCTACTGTCAAGCCCTCGATTTGCAACGCGGTCGGGTTCCCCAAACCCCGGAAAACCCCACGCCGCCCCCGTTGCCTTTTGATGCCGACGAGGCCCGTCGTCTCGCCTTTGGTAAAACGTTGAAATTTGCGCCGACGGTTCCCGAGCCGTATGTGCCTAAAGAATTGGGGGGCGAATCGTGAAGCTCGTAAAGTTGTCCTACCCTTTGCCCGAGGCCCCGACGACCCAAGTTTGGCGACGCATTGCCGCGCTCATGCAGGCCCGCCGCTTGCCTGCGCCCAACACGCAACGGCGTAACGGGCTTTGGGTTCTCCACTTGCACCCCGACGACTACGCGGCCGCGCTGGCTTATTTGCAGGCGGTTTCTCTTGAGCAAGGTTTGCCCCCGTACAACCCATGAACGCACATTGCCCACACTTCGCGAGCGATTGGATCGAATGGCCCGGGGGCGAACGCCCGGTGCCCGCGCTGGCTTTGGTTGATTACCGCTTGCGCAGCGGCCACACGATCACGCGAGGCGCGATTGCCGACGATCTACAATGGAGCCACGGCTCAACCCCGACGCGGGCGAGATTGGCCCCGGTATGCTCGCCTCTCTCGTGCATGACGCCCGCAAACTTGCCCCGCTACCCCCTCCACTCTGAAAGGTTACAAAATGGAAAAAGCCCCCGTATCACTTAAAGCAATGGCCGAAGCGAAAACCGACGGTATTCAAAAGGCGACATTCTTCAAGGTGCGCCCCGATGTGGTCGAGTTCGAAGACGGCTTTAATTTGCGCGAGGAAGGCCCCGAGCTTGACGCGCATATCGAGCGGCTCTATCTCGCCATGAAAGAGGGAGCCTACATTCCCCCGATTGACGTTGCAGTAATCGACGGCCGCGTGATCGCCCGCGACGGCCATTGCCGCACCCGGGCCGCGCGCCGTCTCGTCGCCGAGGGGGTCGAATACCAACTCGAAGCCCGACAACTGCGGGGCAATGAATCCGACGCCGTGTTTCACATGCTCGGCAGTGCGCAAGGCAAAGCCTTTACCCCGCTCGAACAGGGGCGCGGCTTCCTGCGCTTGGTTCGCTACGGCCACGAGGTCGCCGACATTGCCAAGAAAACCGGCCTCCACCGCTCGACAATCGAAAACGGCCTCGCGCTGGCCGAGGCACCCGTGGCAGTGCAAAGCATGGTCGCCGAGGGCAAGGTATCGTCGTCGCTGGCCCTGCAAACCGTGCGCGAGCATGGCACCAAGGCGACCGAGAAGCTCGAAGCGGCGGTGAAGACGGCCGAGGCCAGCGGCAAAAAGAAAGCCACGGCAAAACACGTCGAGCCGAAGCCGCGCGGGCAAACCTTGCCGCCCAAAGAAAAGACCCCGGCCAAGGCTACCCCCCGCCCTGCGCCCGATAACCGCTTGCGGGCCCTCGCCGAGCGTTTGGCGGCCGTAAATATCATCGTGAGCAATATCGACCGCGCGACAATCGTTGCCCTCGTGACCGAAGCCCGCGCCATCGTGGGGGCCAAGCCATGAGCGAAATTTTTTCTCAAGCGGCATACGACGTACTCGCCGAACGGCAACGCCAAGTCGAGGCCGAAGGATGGACGCCCGAGCATGACGACCAACACGAGGTCGGGCAACTGGCCGAAGCGGCCGCCTGTTACGCCGCGAACGCGGGCGGCTTCGTATGGGTCGGCGGCTGGCCCGGGGAGGTTTGGCCGTGGGCGCGTGAATGGTGGAAACCCTCAACCCCGCGCCGTGACCTCGTGAAAGCGGCCGCCTTGATCCTTGCCGAAATCGAACGCCTCGACCGAGCGGCGGGGCTTTGCGTTGATGAAGGATGCCCCCACGCGGGCACGGCGCACATTTGCGTCGGGGGCGAATCGTGAGGCCCGCAACCTGCCTTGCCCGCCAAGGCCCCGACCAGCAATTACGGTGCGCTCGCTGCGGCCTTGTTTGGGATATTGACGACCCCGAGCCGCCCGCGTGTCGCGACGAGCCGGTGCAGAAACCGAAGGCCGAGAAACCCAGCAAGAGGAAGCCGAAAAAAATGAACGCCGAAACAATCGCCCGCCTCGTGCAGATCGTGGCCGGAATCGCAACGACGGCCGCGTGCCTTAAATTCTTGCTGTCGTAGCCCCTTCGGGGCTTTTTTTTCGTTCGGGTAAAAATAAGTGTTGCGTAATTCGATTTCGTGTTGCATAATTCAGCCATCAACAACGAAACACGGGAGCAAATCATGGAAGTAGTACAACACGCCCTCGCCGCCTACGGCGCAACCCTTGGCCTGCAAGGCGTAATCATCCGTAACGAAAAAGCTACCGGCGTCGCCGTCGTGGTGAAAGGCAAGCGAATTCGCTTCGAATCCACGGGGTCGGGGCACTTGCTGGCTTCCGGCCCGGTCGCCGCTTCTACCGTCGAGAAGTTCGTCGAGTCTTTTTGGTTTTGGAAGAAAGCATGAAGCCCGACCCAATTATGATGCACAAAACCTTGTGCCCTTTGATTGCCCCAAAGGGCTGGCAGTACGGCGGGTTTGACGAAGGCCGGTATTTATTCCAAACAGGAAATTATCGCGACGGATTCAAACGGCTCAACGGATTATGGTGTGGAATGTGATTGATGCTCACTAGCACCTCCCGTGTGGAAACGCTGGTTGCATGCGGCGCAGATTCGCAGCGCGTTCGCTGGCATGGTTGTCTCGCCAGCCGGAACGATATGGTCAGCTTGGGGCATCGTCTCCTCGAACTTTCCGCCACAGGACCAGCACGTTTCAAGTGGCGACGGCTTGGTGAAACCTCGCTTGCTTCCGTACAGCAGCCGCGCCCTGAGAACCTCAAAGCTGTATCCGCGCCCGGAGCGGTTGATGACCTTCGCCACCCCGTTCAGCGCCTCCGTGTAGCCGTTGCTGATGGGGTGGTCGAAGAAGGCCAGAATCTCTTCACGCCAGTTGCGCGTAGCCGTCAGAAGCGGGGCGAAGCTCTTCTTACCACGCTTCATATGGGCAGGAACGGACGCACGCCACTCATCCAGGAGCCGAGCGCCTTCCTCCTTGGTTGGCGCGTCGTAGATGTCGTAGAAGGCCTCCTTGAGGCGGTAGGCAGTCGCTACCTCCGGTTCATTGTCCAGCCACATCTGAAGGTTGAAGCGGCCCTTCTCATCGAGGTTCTTGTGCCGCATCCGGAGCAACGCCTTGCGCCGCATCCAGTCTTTGCCGGTAGCCTTGTCCTGGTCTTTCGCCAGCGAGATACGGATGTCGTCCATCGACTTGTTCGCCATCTTCACGACATGGAACTTGTCGATGATGACCGGCAAGCCGGGGAATACAGCCTGTGCTGCATCCTTGTACGGTCGCCACATGTCGATTGCCAGACCCTTGACCACGCGCTTGTCCTTGAACTGATACAGCCATGTCGTGACGCTTGGTTTGTCGCGGTCGGGCAGCATGTCGATGGGCAGCCGATTCACCACGTCAGTGATGATGCAGCGGAGCTTCCCGTCAATCTGCGTCTCGTCGATTCCAAGCCACTCAGGAAGCCACGGCTTGTACTCTGCATTGAGTTGGTCAATGTAGGAGCCAGCCAGGTTGCGGACGGTCTTGTCGTCGCAACCAACTATCTCGGCGATGTGCAGGAATGTCTGGCGAAGGCATTGCTCCTGGATGAACTCGACGCAGCGGCTTGTCATCCGGCTGTCTGGATGGATGCCGCCCAGAGGCTGAATGAATGTGCCGCCACACTCTCGGCACTTGAACCGCTGGGCATTGGCCAAGATACGCACCGGACGGCCCCTGATGGGGCTGTCGCGGATGTAGATAGGCTTCGGGCCGTGCTTGTACAGGTTGCCAATGTTGCCGCACTTGGTGCATGCCTTCGGCGGCACGGTGTATTCGGCTTCAATCAGGTAGTCATCGCCGTCAACATGCTTGGCGATGACACTCCAGCCTTCGAGGTCAAGTATGTCAGTCATCCGGCCATTTTAACAATCACCAGCAGTGGCCCGTTGCATGAAACGGGCATCAACGAATTCATCAAATCCCTTACCAGAAAGCTCGCCAAGACGCTGCCATGCAGAACAGCCACCATCGGCTGTGTCTTCTCCCCATGCGTCTTCGTCGCGCAGCCTTCGATAGCGGTCAGCGTCATTCTTGTATTGATACACCAATCCCTGAAGTTCATGAATTCTGTCTACGAGACCGTATGCATAAGCTTTCTGCCTCTCAAGTTCAGCACGGATTGCCTCCGTTTTCTTCAGTTCGGCGCTCAACTCGTCGCATTCATTGCGAAGGTCGCCAACAATCTCGCTTGGGCACTCGGCCGGCCCCCAGCTTGGGTAGGCGTGCACCTCAATCGCTTTCATCAGGGCGCGGCCAACGTCGGCCATTTCTTCGGCGTCAGCGTTCTTCGCAACTTGGTCAATCAGCCGGTCAATTTCGTCCGCCGCCTTGGCCGGCAATGCGCTCAAGTCTTCGCCGTCCTCGTCATAGGCGGCATATATCCGTCGTAGGTTTCCCATGAGCATACCTAGCGCCCAGCCTCTCTCTTCTAACGTCATGGGCGTTGGAATAACGCCGTCAATATGCGGACACAATGCATCGCGGTCATCCTCATGCTCAAACTCATATGCCATCGGTAGTTCGTCTGGTGCAAGCATTACTTTTCCTTTCATTCCACACGTTAATCCGATTTATGACTATACAACATCATGACCGTTTACACATGTTATTCCGTAGAGCCATTCAAACTAATGGAAGTCTTCGAGGAAGATTTGACGAAAGAAAACCTCGCGCTGATGGCAAAACTAGGCGTAACCCGCGCATAACCGAAGGCCCCCGAAGGGGCCTTTTTCTATTGCGGTTTGATGGTTTGCGCCGCCGCGTACGCCTTGGCAATCTCGGCGGGGCCGGTCAGGTAGCGCGATGGATGGTCGGCCAAAATGTAAAGCTGGGGCTTGCGGCCGTCGGGCTGCACGGGGTTATTTACGCGGCCCTCTTGCAAGCCCGGGTGCAGTACGTAGCCCATGCCCTGCAACAACTCGCGCCGCTTCGTGTGGGATAGGCGGTTGCCCATTTTGAGGGTATCGGTAATCAGGCGGTCGAGCATGACCGACGATACCCAGCCCCCCATAAATCCGGGCGTGTCTTGCGCGATCACTTCGGCGATTTGTTGCTCGACGCCGCCCCGGCTCTCGATAATTGCGTCGGCCGTCGTCGAGGTATCGGGGGCGCGGTGCATGGCCCCGGCCGGATTGAATTCGGCGGCGATTGGGTAGGTATGCAGCATTTCGGAAACAATCGCGAAGCCGTCTTGATGCTTGAGCCAATGGTACAGGCGGGGGAAGTAATCGCCGTCCATGCCGTCGCGTCGAATGTCGGCCCATGATTTCTGCGCGGTAAAGAAAAGCGCGAAGCGGCGGGCGTTATCGGGAGTCTTGCGTATGGCGTTGCGGTAATTGGTCGTGACCATGAAATTCGCGCAAATGCTCATGCTCGCTTGATCGACGCCCTTGTATTGAATTTGAATACCCATACCGCCGGTAATCAAGGTCTTGAGCTTCTCGACGACTTCCGCGTGGTGTTCCTGCGAGTAGAGTTCTTCGAGGGCAATAAACACCTTGTCGGCGATCCAGCCATTAAACGGGCTGTCGAGGTCTTCGGCATGCGGCCAATGCGTGTAATGCTGGCCGACGGCCTCGGCAACGCAAGCCGAGAAAAGGGTTTTACCGTTGCCCTCCACGCCTTGCAGCACGGGTGCCCACGGGAATTTAACGCCCTTGTGTTGCACGCACGCGGCCATATAGGACAAGAGAATTTGTTGGTCGCGCGGATTGGGTAACACTTTCGCAAGGTGCATAAAGAACGGCCCCGCGTCGCCCTTGATCCTGCGCACGTCGGCAGGCCACCACGTATTAACGCGAAGGCGGCCCGAGTCGTTGATTACTGCCCCGGGCGGTTGGTCAGGCTTGAAGCAAATCGTATCGGCACGCGGCGCGCGCAATACCTGCGACTCGGTGAAAGCCTCCCAAGCGTTGCGCGTTGTTCGCTCATTTACCGAATCCATCGCGAACACATAGCCGCCAAAGGCGACGCGGAATTGGTCGGGCTTGAGCAACACGCCGCCGGGGGTTAAAACGCGGTGCCGGTCTTGGACATAGACGCACCCCGCAAAGAGGGTTTTTTGCGCGTCAGGGCCGAGAAACGTTTGGCCGGTCACGTCGGCTTGCGTGGGGGCCTGCGCGGCCGCTTGGGGCCGGCTGGCAGGCTCGGGCAGGCGGTCGGTAAGCACGTCGCCCGGGCGTGCGAGAATTTCGCTTATGGTGCGCGGCAAATAGTCTTCGCGGTGCCACTTGTCGCGCACGAGGCCCGAGCGCAGCATGAGGCGTTTAATTCGCTCACCGTGGCGACCCGTCCAAAAGGCCAAATGAGACACGAGCGCGGCGTCGGCTTGGCTCGCGTCGTACGGCCGGTTCGCGTCGGGGTAGGCGGTGCCCAAGGCGTCGGCGTTGCCTTCCCATAGGTCGGCAAAGCTGGCCCGCCCGCCGAAGACGCTCGACGCGCTGCGGCTCATGAGCGCGCGGCGAATCAAGTCGTCGTCGTCTTCCGGCCCGCGCCATTCAGGCACGGGGGCGTCGCTTAACGAAAAGTCGCCGTCGGCGGTCGCCCCGGGCGGGAAGTATTCAGCGGTAACGGCGTGCAAAGCGGCCGTGCAGTCGGTCGCAGCGTTGCCCATGCAGCCGACGCCGGTAAGGGCGACGAAACGAAGCTCGGTATAAAACTCCATGCCGAGGGCGGCGTTTTTCTTGCCGTGCGCGGGGGCCTGTCCCGTGCCGAAAATGTGCATACCCTTACCGGATTGGCTCAACTCCATAGCCGCACCCGGGAACATGGCGGCGACCTTGAGGGCCAGCGGCGACCAATTCACCCCGTCGAAACAGTTGTCAATATCGACGAAGAAAAACGGGTCTTGCGCGGTGAAGGTGAAGGCCACGCCGTAGCCTGCCCCCCAGCCGCTCGCAACGGCGCAAGCGTGGTCGGCGGTCGTCCAATGCTGCGGATCGTGCGCGGTAACAACCTGCCCCGTATGGGGGCTTACGGGCAGCTTGTCGAATTTCCCCGGCTTGGTTTGGCTTGGCACGAGGGCATAGCATAAAAATTGCCGGTACGCGGCAAAAGGCGCGAGCGCGGGGGGTAACGTCTGCATATCAAAGGCCCCCCGTTAAGCTGCGAGCGATTGCAAGGCGCGGTGCCGCAACTCGTCGGGAGCCTTGAGCGCGTGACGGTCACGCACGGCCAAACCCTGCGCGATCACGGGCAAACACTCGACCCGGATTGCCTCGCGCATAACTTGGCGGCGTAGTTCTATCATCGTGCCCATGTGGTACGTGATCAACGTCGGGGGGATATTGGCCCGCTTGGCGATTTCGTCGCGGGTCATGCGGTTGTAACCCGTTGCCGGGGCGATTTCGAGGGCGGCGCGCAGGATTTGCGCGATACGTTCCCGGGCTTCTAGTTTGATTTGTTTGCTCATAGTTCGCTCAGTTTATACGAGTTGTCGAAGCTGTCAAGTTACAAAGACCCCGGCCCGGTTGCGAAAGCTGCGTCGCCCCCGTTGGCATTGATCAAGTTCGCCCACGCAAGCTGCGCGGGTTCCCTGCCCGACCCCGTATATTGCCACCCCGGGGCCTTAATTTCACGCGAAACAAATTGCCCGAAGACGTGGCCGACGTGGTGCGGCAAGATCACGAGCGGGCGAATACCTACAAGGTCGGCCGATTTTATGACCTCGTTCATTTTCGGCGAATCGTTGCCGAGGCCGTAGCGCACCGGCCGCCCGGTCTTGTCTTCCAAGACGCCGACGTTATTTCGAAACAACTTTACGCCTTTTTCGCTGGCTTCGAGTCGCACCGCACTTTGCGCCCACGCTTCCGACTTTCCGGCCCCGGGGGCCTCGGGCGGCAATGGCGGGGTATAGGTGCCGAGGGTTGTTTGCAGGTCGCGAAACATTTCGAGCGGCACATTCCAGCGGCGCGCCCATTCGTGAAGGTCGTTCATGCGGGGATCACTCCATGCTTATCAAGTACGGTTTTGATTTTGACGGCGAGGGCTTCGGCTTCCGGTCGGCCCAAGGCTTGCGCGCTGAGTACGTCGATACCGAAGGCATGAAAAAACCGCCGGTAACTTTGCGAGTCGTCGAAGCCCTGCACGTTTTGCCAGCCTGCCCAAAGTGCGATTTGTTCGCGCAAAAAGAATTGCGCATTCACTCGGGCTTGGTGTTGCTTGCGCACCCCGGCGGCGGCGATTGCGTCGAGGTGTTGCGGGATACGCGGCGCGCCGTCGATAAGCGCGACCTTGCCCCGCATGGCGGCCAGCGTGTCGGCGTCGAGTTCGTACAAATCCCCATCGACAAATTCGGGCGAGGTGCGTTCGGGCGGCTCGGGGTAGAACCCGCAGTACGGGCACGTCTTGTTATACCGGGGGTAAATCGAAGCGCAGGGCGTGCCCATGCCGTCGGCGTTTTCGTTCGCGCAGGCACGAAGCGGGATTGCATCGGAAGGCCCCGAGCTTCGGCGCTCACGACGGGCCAAGGTATCCTCGCGCGGCGCGTCGGGTAGCCCGTGGCGTATGACGTTGCCCACGTGGTCGATAATCAGGGCGACCGGCTTACCGCTGGCCGCAATGAACGCGCGCCGTTGTTCGTCGCTGTACTCGCTCCAATTGGCGAGAATGGCCGGGTCAATCATGAGGCGCAAGGCCCGCCCGAATTGCTGCACGAACAGGGGCCAAGATTCGGTCTTGCGAACCATGCTCACGACTTCAATTGCCGGAAGGTCGAAACCCTCGCCGAATAAATCCACATTCACCAATTGCATAACCTCGCGACGCTCGAAGCGGCGCAGGATTTGAGCGCGCAAGAGGTCGGGCGTTTTGGCGCTCACGATTTCGGCAGGCACCCCCGCGTCGCGGAAGGCTTGCGCGATTTCCTTTGCGCTTTCCACATCAACCGCGAAGGTCACGCCGAGTTTGCCCCGGGCGATCTTGAGGTAATGTTTCACCACGTCGCCCACGATCTTGTCGGAAGCATGGACGGCCGCGCGCAGCTTGGCGGGGGATAGGTCGCCCGAGGCGGTCACGGTCACTTCGGAATAATCAACGTCGGACGGCGGCGCGAAAATTCGGTAATCGGTCAGATACCCCGAGTCGATAAGCTCGCGCATTTCCGGCCCTTGCACGATACCGTCGAAAAGCCCGTCGGAATCGCGCCCCAGCCCCCGGCCGTCGGCTCGCGCAGGCGTGGCCGTTACGCCAAGGCCGAAAGCATTCGGGAACATGGCCGCCGCCGTGCCCCATTTGTTATCGCGCAAGACGTGGTGC